GGTCGTAGGTTCGACTCCTATTATCGGCACCAGAAATATCAATTAGTTACCTCGAATTTATATAAACCACGTTCTCCTCTTGTGCCGTATTTGTGACATTGCGTCCAATAATTGCGTCAATTTTGCTCGCGTGTTCGGTCAGGTGACCGGCAGATAAATGCGCGTATCGCTGAACCATTTCCAGAGTCTCCCACCCACCCATTTCTTTCAGGGCCAGAAGTGAAACGCCGGACTGAACCAACCAACTCGCCCAGGTATGCCTCAGGTCATGGAAGCGGAAATTGCTAATGCCTGCCCGCTTTAGTGCTCCCTTCCATGCCTTATTACTGTCGGTGCGCATTTTCCTTACAGTCGCCGTTTTCGACCCATCGCTCCGGTAGCCCGGGGTCGTGTGAACGAACACCCACCTTTTATGCAATCCCTGCTGCTTTCTCAGTATCCCGCATGCCGTTTCATTCAGCGGAACGCCGATCGCATTACCTGCTTTCGTTTCGTCCGGGTGCATCCACGCCATGCGCTTATCCAGATCCACCTGCGACCATTCCAGATCAGTGACGTTAGAGCGGCGCAGGCCGGTCGTGATGGCAAACATGACTACCGGGAAGAAGTGGGGCGCTATCTCTGCAAACAGGCGCTTTGATTCTTCCTCAGTCAGCCAACGGATACGACCGTTCTTGATACGCGGCGTTGATATCTTCGGCGCCTTGTCGAGCCACTGCCATTCAACAGCCATATTGAGGATCGCCCGAAGTATTGCCAGGTGTCTGGTTCTCGTTCCCTTCGTCGCCAGCTTTGGCATATACTCCGGTACTGGTTTGGAAAGTCTTAAACACCTGTCCCGGCTCATCTCCCAGTTCAGGCGATGGCGGCGGTTTTCCATTCCGTCTACCGCCTCCATTATTTTCTGCGTGGTTATATCGGAGAGGATCGTCTCCCCGAAGAACTGCAGCCAGAACGTGATGATGCTCTTGTCATCATCGATACTCTTCTTATCTTCCTTCTCCCTTAGCCAGCGAATGCAGGCCTCTTTGAAAAGTTTCTTTGGAGCCTCGCCGAGCTGCTTAACCCGCCACGCCTCAGACTTCAGACGATCGTGAAGCTCTTGCGCTTCCCTCTTGCCCGATGTTTCAAGAGAGCGTCTAACTCTTGATCCATCTGGCGCGACGAAGTCACAGTGCCACGTGCCACCGCGTAGTTTGATTGACATGCTTTTTCCTCCTGCACACCAACCGCATTCACAACGCTATTGTGTCGGACAGACTTGAGCGCCGCAATGCAGTCGGACTTACAAATACGATAAGGACTCTTTGGTTTTTCCGGGTTTATCTTGGCAGCCTGAAGTCGGCCGCTTCGGATCCACTGGGTAATAGTGCCTTTGTCTACCTTCAGATATGACGCGGCCTCTTCGCGGGTGAAGATTTCCTCTTCCATTGGCTTACTCCAGGCAAAAAAATCCCGGCACTATGGCCGGGCTAATGGGGGATAACGTGGCAGTGCATTCGCACCCAATAGCCGACTCAGTGAATCAGCTATCAGTTGCGTCACTTGTGCGAGGCAAAAATAAGCCCCGACATGCGGGGCTTGGAGCTGGGGATTTTATTCAAGACGCCTTTGATGGACTTTGTATGCTTCTCGCCTTTCCTCAAGGTCCGGTGACTTTTCTGCTTCCATTGTTGCAAAAATGCTGTCCATTAATCCGGTTTGAGTCTGAGCATCGAAATTCCAAACTTGATCAGGAAGGTAAATTCCTGACGGCGGACAGTTCTTTGTCATACATGCCACCAAGAAAATCTGTTCCTCTTCAGTGCTCCACGTAAACCCAGATGGGCCAACGCTGTCATGCCTCGCTGGCCTAACCCCACAAAATGGGCACGGTGTTAACTGATCTACTCGCATATATACTCCTGGCTGGTTTAAAAATTGAGCATATCAGCAAGTAGAAGTAAAGAAAGCGCCGGAAACGTAATTTCCATATATATTTCAACATGTTCTTGACGGTTTCGTCATTATAACTTCATTGGTCTTAGCGCCAGACTAATCAACTTTAATCACCCTCCAGTTCGGCAACCGCATTCATAACATCGGATCCGCGAATCATCTCGAACGCCCGGCAAGCCATTTCGAAACACAGGCGCTCATGCGGGTGAGGAGAGTTCCAATACTCAAATCCCGGCCGGTGCGAATAGCCCTGCATCGCGTAAAACTCCCCTGCAAGCTCTATTGCAGCATCTACCAGTTCGCGGTTGGTCATCACCTTTCCCATCACATCACCCCTCTCTGCTTATTACGCAATTCCATCTCACCTTGGCAATCCACGCACATCGTGCATCCCGGGTACGCTTTCCGGCGAGCCTCCGGCAACTCATCATCACATTGGCTACAGTGAGTAGCAGATACCGCATCACGGTTAATCCGGTGGGCAGCGATAGATGCCTGCAAATTACGCTCAACAAGCTCGTTAGCTGCATCAATGATTTCGGCTGTCATGTTGCGTCGCCCTCATTTTTTTCTGCTTCCACCGCCATGGCTTCGAGCTTATTTATGAACAAAGCCTGCAGAGTTGCGTACTCCGCATCGGATGCGGCAGGGATAGGAACGAATCTGATACCGCTTTGAGCCAGCATGTTTGCAGCCTCAAGGCACTTTCTTAAATCAACAGGTGAAGCTCTGTTCATACTCACCACTCCCTGAACTGTCGGTTAATCCGGCTGACGGCAAACGCCAGCAATAAAAAAGGCCGCCTTAGCGACCCGGTGATTTGTGCTGTCATGCTGGCAAACCTTTCACTGCAAGGAAGGTCGCCATGGACTTATCGACGAGCTTTGTATTGTGGTATTTTGCGATCGCCCAAGTGATAGCGAACAGAATCCAGCGGAAGTGGCTGGTATAGGTTTTAAACGTGAGCCCTTCGCAAACATCCCAGGCACTCCAGCGCTCGGGCCAGTCAGCCTCATAGACTGCTTGATATGCTTCCCAATCATTGCTGAATTCACCCCGGCATAATTCACGGACTGCCTCACGAACCTTGGCTTTATCACTATCGGGGGTGTCGTCTTCGTCATCCCAGTCATCGTCGGCCTGCTGGTCTTCTGGAGCATCTTCCAAATATTCGCTCATTGATTCTTTCAGGCTCCGGCAAAAAGCTTCATGATCGTACTCTTTCGCCAATAGCTCACATGCTGAATAGCCAGCGCCAGCCTCCAACTTCTCGGACCAATAACCGGTGTTAATCCCGTCTTGCCAAGGCCCGAAGAATTCGAACATGTCCGCGATACGCGAAAATGTCCAAGTACCCATGTCGCCGGTGACGGTCAGATAACCGGGCCAGGTGATAATGTCGAAGTAATAACAGGATGTCCCTGGCTGCTTCATGCGCAGGTGGCGGTAGAGTCCATCATCACGTATTATTTCTAGCCGGTGAAAAGCGGTATCAATCAGAAATCGGGTTGATGTATCGGTTTGTCGGCGAATCATTGCTCCACTCCATAGCGCCCATTAAGGCGCCCAATTTCGCTGTTAAAATGAATAAGGCTGATGCCGAGAGGCTCTACGATTTGGTGATATTTGCGGAGGATTGGCGGGACGACTTTGTTCCAGTTGGGCTTCGGCTTAGTTCGCATAGCAGCCTTCAATTCGTCACTGCATCGCCGGGCCTGACAGTGCAAGGCATTCTCCTGCTCTACGGTCATTCGCTTCATGCTGCCTCCCGCCGGGCGAGAAGCTTCGCTCCGAAAGTCATTAATACGTCTCGCTCCACGAAAGTGGACTCGCAGTGTGTCCGCGGGAATGGGCGCCAGATGATGAGCATCGACCCTTTATTGTTACCGCTGACTGGCTTACCAGTGACCGGGTTGATGAATGCCAGCCGCCCGGCAGTGATGAATCGCACCTCGCTGGCCGTCTCGATAGCCTCACGGAACCAGCCGACGGAGGTATCAGCCGGAACCAGCATGACGGTGCCGATCTGGTTCTTGCTCTCCGCTGCGGCTTTCTTCACGAATGGCGTGATGTCGCTATAAGGTGGGTTCAACCACGCATAGCCGGGGATGGTGAGGTAATCGGCCCACGGCGTTTCCAGCGTGTTCTGTTCGGCGGTGATGAACTTGCGGCACAGGGTATTGTGCGGCGCTGCTGCGGCGTCCAACTGAAAGCAGAACTCAGCATCCAGCGCGGCAAACAGGGCCGGTGGTGTGCGCCATAAATCGCGCTGATCCGCTGGAGTATGGCTTCCGCCGTAGTTAGAGTGAAGCCGGGTTTCTATAACCGCAACTGGGGACTCTTCCTCTTCAGGGATAGAGTTATCGTCAATTTCGCATGTAAGCGCTTCGCAGCTTTCGGTGCAGGAATTGGGGTCGTAACCTCCGCCGCCTTTAATAGTTGCGGCTATATCCTCTCGTGAACTGTCAGAGAACATAGCAATAACGCTTTCAAGGGAGTTGTTACCGCGGTACATGATCTTACCTTCTTGCTGCCTCCGCTCAACCACTCTTACTGACGGGTCGGTGATGAGGCTCCAGAAGTCAGCGGCGAGCTCTGGCTCGTCGCGGGCGGCGAGGGCGATCTTGTTTATCCCCTTTTTAACGCAGAATACGCAGTTGCCAAGGTGCTCAGGAATGCCGAGGTCAAATGGCTGATCCTTCCACCAATCGAGAACGTCTTCCTTTTCAAAGTCGCTGATATCAGCGAGATAACTGACACCTTCGCGCTCTTTAAGCCTGCGCTTCTCGTCAGACCTAATGCCGATCCAGGTGTGATACTGGCCAAATGTTTCCCGGCAATATCTCTCGAACACTTCCATCTTCATGGTTCTGGTGCAGAACGCGCCGTGTACATATGGAGTGCCGTATTTTTCACAGACATCTTTCCATGGCTGCAGATCCGGGCCGATATCATCCAGTGAAACCACCGAGTAACTGTTTGCTTTGCCAAGCTCGGGGTTAACTTTCACCCGTAGGCAAATCAGGTTAATCGACCACTCTCGCGCAACCGATCTGATGAAATCGTAGGTGCCTTCATGCTCGGCCCCGGTGTCCATATAGACGTAGTGGACGTCTTCGCCCGCCTGCCTCCGCTGCTCCATCAGATGAACGAGATAGGCTGACGTTCTGCCGCCGGAGAAGCTGACAATCTGAGGAATGCTCATGCCGCCTCCTGCCTGTTGAAATACTCTTCAGCGAGTCGCTGCGCCTTGAGTGGGTTGCAGATGACATCACCCCATGGCATCAGCCAGCCGTTAGGCCCGACAATGAATGCCAGGCGAAGTCCGTGAACTACTATGTCGTCGTGAGCGTGTTTCATCAGTCGTTCCTCACATGACCGAAACGACCGATATAGTCACGGTCACGGTCGTTAATGCGTGATGGCTTCATCGGCCCGCACGGTATGAATGTCGGGTAGAACGAGGCTCTGAAATTGCTTTGCCAGAGGTGGGATTCGTACCGGCGCAGAGAACGATCCTCCCAGCAATCGTCTTCCGCCTGCTGAATCTGTTCTGGCGTTCTGTTATCCACCCGCTTTTTGCCCAACTCCTCCGCAAGGAAGGCGCAGACGCGGGCGATCACTTCATCCTTCGATTCCAGTTTTTTGGGAGCGCGAAAGTAACCCGCCCCTTGAGGAGGATGTGACATTTGATGTTCCCTTGTTCTTTACGGGTGGATTACCCAGGACTGGAGGTCGTCGCTGTAATGAGCGCCGATTTCTTTTGGATGTTCCGCCGGGAGAACTACTTGCCGGCCAGTGGTTTCTTCAACGCCATGAGAGGCAAGTAATTCCATCTGACCGGTCGTTTCGTTTTTCTCCGTGGTAGTGATGACGATAATCATTAGCCCGGCCCGGTTTAAAAAGGGATATCGTCGTCGAAGTCCATCGGCGGCTCATTTGACTGAGATGGCGATGCTCGCTGTTGCTGGCGTTGTGGTTGCGATGCTGCATGCTGGCGAGGACTATCATTTCCAGGAGTTCCACGCGGCGGCAGGTCGATATCTCGCACCAGGATGGTAGGTGTCTGCGCCTTGGTTCCATCCTTACGATCCCACTCCTCAATGACGAACTCGCCCGTCACCGTGACCTTTGCGCCCTTAACAATCGCCGTTGAGAGTTTCTCAGCCATAGCACCGAACATCTTGCAGTTCAGCCAGGAGGTTTTCTCGTTATCGCCAAACCCGGACTTGGCCGGGAGGGAGAACGAGGAGATGTGCTTTCCGTTTGGGGTGACGCGGAGAACCGCGTCTTTGCCGACATTGCCTGAGATTGTGATCGTGTTAATTGCCATTTATGCCGCCTGAGTTTGTTGCTGTAGTTCGCGTCCGCGCGTTTTGTAAGTTTCCTGAGCGCGGGCTTCATGCTCTTTAGAGTTGCCGAGCTTCGGCCAAACATCCTTGTACGCTGCTTGGAGTTCGTTGACTGACTGAGCCAGTGCTGCCTTATCGCCGAACTCTTTCAGAGCGTCCTCGGCAGCCTGTGGCGTAACGTGATGAACCTCTGCATCAGGATCGACGGCAGTCTGCTCTGTCGGGATACAGAAGGTCTGGAAGGCAGCGTATTTGTAGGCGATCGACATAGCCTTATTAGTCGCCTTGTCGCCGCTGTCCATCGCTTCTCCGTAAGTGACAACCGTATGCTTGCTGCCGTCTTCGGTGGCGACAAAATCAAACTCAGCCTTAACGACAACGTAAAACAGCACGCCACCGGTCTTTGTGGTGCGCTCAGTTACCGTGCGCTCTGTAATGCGGGGAAGGATTACCAGGCCATGCTTCGCCAGCATCGGTGCCAGCGCGTTGTAGACCTGATCGATGCCGCGGAACGCAAATCCCTGCTGCCGGTTTTCGCGGTCCTTACTGATGCCAACCTCTGCCATATCCCTGGCGACGGCGCTAATGGCTTTATAAACACTCATACATTCCCATCCTCTCTGCCTGCTGCTCCGAGCGGTGATCGGCGATAGCTTCCTGCGCCGCCTGTTCGTGAGTCATTGGCTGCTCTGGCAGCAAATCAGCCATTAGCCGGACGAATGCATGGTCATCCCAGCGCTCCATGGCACTCATGCTGTACGCTCCTCAAGTTGGATACAGACGCGCTCAATGGAGGCGCTGCGAAGTGCATAGGCTGCCTCACGTTTCCATCCAAGCAGGCGGGACTCTCTGGCCTGTACCAGCCAGGCGTGATGGTTTGCCACCATTGCCGGACGCGTTCTCGGCATCCGTGGGTGCTGATAGGGTTGTTTCATGGGTTACTCCTGAAATTAGTTCGTGCGCCACCCGGCACCGATTGGCTGCCAGATGTGGAATGGGGTGGGGGATTACTTGCCGAGGGCTTTGTTGATAGCGGCGTGAGCTTTATTTACCGCGCCGAAACGCCTCAGGTAATTGACGTTCGGACCCGCTTTTATGACATCCACAGCTTTCTGCAACGCTTCAAGCAGTTCCGGGGCGGCGGCGATAAGATTGGCGTTATTGATTTGCGAACCGTTCATCATGTAGTTAGTTACCTTAGCTACCGCCCTGTGGTTGTCACTATCTGTAACCCAAACATCGGCACTACCTTCTTGGGCAACAAACCACGGCCCGGACGTACCCTTAAAATTATCCATTCTCATATCCTCAGTGCTGAATTGGATGGCCGGTGCCGTCGAGCAGAACGTCGATAACGCGATCGTTAACCCGGATGATTTCGGCGTCGGTGTGCAGGTATACCCACTTTCGTTCATGGATAACAGCTGACACGCGGTAGGTGCGACCTTCTCGCAGCGCCATCATGCCAGGCTGGATACACTGGCGAATGATGGGAGTGGTGCCGTAATGAGTTCCGATCATGACTTCCCCTCCACCTGCTCAAGCAACCCGGCCAGAGCCATCTGCTTGCGGTCCATCGTGAACGAAACGCGAGGATTCTCGACTGATGCCAGACGCCACTCGTTATCGTTTAATTCTGTGACGGTGTACTGATTGCCTTTGTGAGTGACTGAATCCCGGTCTGACTTCTTCACATCAAGCAGGCCAATGTCGTACGCCTGCTTAGCTTCTTTGTGGTTAACCAGTTGACCATTAACCGTGTTGGCAACATCGCTAACCGGGCTGCCTGGCTGGAACCATCCAGTCTCTTTTTCACGTGGCGTCAGTTCGCGATTATCCAGACTGCTAATCTCAGATGCCTGACATTCAGGGCAGTAGTAAGGACCGCACTGAGCCATGCCAATTCCTACATCACAGTGATCGGCCTCGCAGCTGTCGAATCCGCAATAAGGGCAGATAGCCAGGTCTGGGTGATAAACATTCCGATGGTTGGTACTAAATTCGTGCTTTCCGATTCCGGTGCTCATAATCATCTCCGCCCTTAAGCCGGGCCGCTGAACGTTTAAAGACCTCGCACCATGGCGATTCGCGATAATTTTTCTGCGGTGGATAGCCGCTCTCATAACGTGGCTCACTCGTAAATGAGCCTGGGTATGAGGTAATAAAAAAGCCGCTGGTTAGGCGGCCTTGATGGTCATATCGTCTGAGTCCAGAATGCCGGACACATCGACAGAAGTTATCTTTATGCCCTGGCTACCATCCATTGGAGGCCACCCCTCAATTCCATTCCCTTTATCCCAATCGAAGGCAGACACCACGCCGTAAGTGTTGTATCCCTCACTTAAGGCAATCAGCAGCGCCTGCTTTGCCAGCATGATAAGGACGGTGTTAAGAATCGAATCCTGCCGCTCAAGTCGATATTCTGCATCCGACCAAAAGTTGTTAATCTCGTGGAGCATTTTCTCGGTTACAACGTCGTGGTCTATCTCAACCTTTAGCTCAGCCTTCCAGTCGTAATCGACCGTATAGCTTTTTACGTTCCCCATACCCACCTCTCTGTTTGTTTACCGCAGGCCACTCGACCCGCCGACTATTTGAAGAAAAATAAGACGTACACCCATAAGCAAAGCGCCATGAACTGACCGATGGTTAGGCTATCCATCATCTGGATCCGCTCGCTGCCTGGTTGAAATATTGCCGACGTGCATCGCGTATCTTCTCCAGCTCGCAATTCTTAGCGGCCTGGTGATATCTGCTGATGTGGCATACCGGCGTTCTTGGGTCGAAGTCCCGACCGCATACCGGGCACTTGATGCTGTTCTTCATGGGCCACCTCAGCGAGCGGTGATAGATTTGCTTTTACGGTGGCCGGCAGCGTAAATCGCAACATCCGGCAGACACATCCCGCTCTCCAGCGGCTTATTGCCAAACTCATTGCTGTATACGATGGCCGCGCGTTCCAGCTGGCGCTTGTATTCCTGGCGCTGCCAGACTGCATCCTGTGCGATGAACTTAATTGGTGCTGCTTCTTCAATGCTGGCTGGCGTGTGGTGCTGACCCTTCGCCTGAACCTGCGCACGACTCGGAGTAGGGCGGTGCATATTCTCGGCGCTTACTGCTACTGCGCTCTGTACGGCTGCACGACGTTCACGACGACGACCTGCTGCTGATCCATTGAATGCTGTTCTGCGTGTCATAGTGACCTCCTGATGAACTTTGGTGGTGTGATGGCACCGTGGACCGGGTTGACCCGTGACCATCACGGAGTAGCTACCCACCACACCCCAAAGTTCACTTTGGTTGGTTCGGCTTTTCAGCCGCGTAGATTCATCACTGAATCGTTGTAGGTTCCACACTCTCGCAGTGGCCTCGCTCATGCCCTTGAGTCCGTAGTCAGGGGTATCTCATGAATCCCTCACCTCTAACCGATGAACGACTGGCGATCGTTCTGGAGTACCGGCACACCTCTTGTTTATTAACCCTGGCCAGCGTGTGAGCTTCCTGCTTCTGGCTCCCTTGTAGGGACTCGGGTCACCGTCCTGGTGAGTAGTGCGTCCTGCTGATGAGTTAACAATACAAAACGTACTAAATAACGTCAATACATATTGTACTTAAAAATTCAGGAAAAATACAAAGGGTATGAAAATGAAGGGAAATTATTTTTCGGAGGTAATAAAAAACCCGCCGGAGCGGGTTTGATTGGAGAGGGGGGTTTTAGAGGCCTTGCCACTTGGCTTCGATTACAACGCCGATGATTCTGCAGTTCCCATTCACCGGGATCATATGATAGCTGGGGTTAAGCGGCTTCAGATACTTTTGGCCTGCATCGACGATGTACCTTTTGAACGTGGCCTCATTCTCTGAATCGAGCTTGGCAACAACCAATCTTCCACTTGTAGGCTCAACTTCTGGATCTACCAGGATAAGCATACCTTCGGGAATGCTCAGACCGGTTGGCGCGGTCATGGAATCGCCTCGAACGGTCAGCCAGAAGGAGTGGCTCCCCGCATGAGCGGTGGTTTCAGGCCATACATCAATCTCTTCCAGGCGATAAGGTTCAATGGCTTCGCACCAGTTTCCGGCGCTAACCCAACTGATCAGCGGGAAGCTTTTCACATCAGAGTGAGGCCGCGGGTTGGTAACGTTGTTGATCGACCCTTCTGGATAATCAACCATTCCGTCAGATGATAGGATCAGTTCCTTTAGCCCCAGCTGCTTCATTACCGCTGCGATATCCTCAATGCTTGGCTCGCGGCGGCCATTAAGCCAATGGCCGATTGCGCCCTGGGTTTTCCCAAGCGCTTCCGCCAGTTTGTCCTGGGTTATGCCGACCTGCTTCATCCTGGCTTTAGCCAGTTCGTTCCACGGAGTTTTCATCCCACGATTATTACGCTGTGTATTAACTGTGACAACACACAAAATGTATTACCCCTCTTGCTTTTATTCAGTACACTTTGTATTATTAGTCTGAATTAACACCCAAGGAGGTATCCCGATGAGCAATCTTCGGACTAAACGGGAAGCCGCTAAGGTATCCCAGACAGATTTGGCGAAGCTGGTTGGCTGCACTCAGGGCGCAATCGGACATTACGAGTCTGGTCGTAGACAGCCAGACCTTAAAACCTGCCGCAAGCTGGTAGCCGCTCTTAACGCCTTTGGCGCTAACGTAAAGCTGGATGATGTGTTCCCGCCAGAACAGCACGCAGCCTAAGATCTACCGCTCTCACCACAACGGCCGTCCGGCCTACGTAGCTGAAAAGCTAACCCTAAAAAAAATCAACGTGGCTTTGCGTGTCTTGCGCATGGCCTATGAATCATTTTTCCAACTTAAGGGACTGCATATGCAATCACTTACTTATCAACAGAGTATCGCATTTTCGCCCGGCGTGATGATAAATCGCGCTCAGCAAAAACAAGAAGATAACCACGAAGCGATCCGTAATGCGATTCGCGCCTGGTCTGCAGTTCAGGGTCAGGACGTTGTGACGATGCTGATCGTCAATGAGTACCGGGAGCAGGGCGGCGGGGATATCACTTTCCCTGAGGATGTAAGCCGTCAGCGGCAGAAGTTGTTTCGCTTCCTGGATAACCGCTTCGACTCTGAGCAATACCGCGAGAACGTGCGCCAGCTTACACCGGCAATCATGGCCGTTCTGCCGCTGGAGTATCGAGAGAAGCTTATGCCGGATGACAGCTTGATGGCTCGACTGGCGAGACTGGAGAAAGAAACCAGCGAGGCGAAGATTGCGGTAGCCATGAACGCGCCGCGTCACCAGAAGCTGAAAGAGTTGAGCGAGTCGATTGTGGAGATGTACCGCGTTGACCCTGGCTTAACCGGGCCGCTGATGGAGATGGTGCAGATGATGATGGGGGTTGTATGAGAGGCCCAAAAAAAGCAAAAGCCCTTGAAGCGGTAACTTCAAAGGCTCTCAACACACTGTGTTACGCCAAGTAACGGAGCAAGTATGACAAAACCACTCAGTCCTTACCAGGACAAATTACACAAAAACATACTACGTGATCGCTTCCTGTCCAGCTTCAAGCAGCCTGGTCGATTCCGGGCTGAGTTGGAGAAAGTGAAGCTGATGCAGAAGGAGAAAGGTCATGAGTAATCTCGCAACCGTAACACATTTAAGGCCAGCACAACGGCCTGTGGAGCGTCGTGTGGCAGAAATTGAAGATGGATATACCCGTCTTGCAAATGCCCTGTATGACGAGCTTATCGGCGCAGATTTAACGAAGAATCAGAGCAAGGTTGCTCATGCCATTTGCCGTAAAACATACGGATTTGGTAAGAAAATGGATCGCGTATCTGACAGCCAGTTATCTCAACTTACCAGGCTGCCAAGACAGAAAGTAAACAAGGCGAAAAACGAGCTGATTGCAATGAAGGTAATCCTTCGCGAAGGCAGTCAAATCGGGCCTAACAAGAACATAGATGAGTGGCAAATTGAAGGCTGTCATTACTCTGGTGCTAATGTCACTACATTGGTGACAAAAAATGTCACCAAAACGGTGACTGGCCTGTCACCAAAACAGAGTCACACAAAAGAAACTATTCAAAAGAAAGAAATAAACAATACCCAAACCCACGAAGTGGGCTTGTCTGGTGAGGAAAAATTAACACCCCGCCAGAAAGGCACTAACCCACGGGCAACAAAAACCAATCCACGGTCAGCTGTTCCAGAGTTCGACCGCGAACGCTTCAAGAACACCTGGAACTGCAAAGCCAATAAGTTTGGCATCCCAACTATCCGAAGCATTACCAAATCCACTGAGGCTGGCATTCAGCGCCTGTGGCAATCGTACCTGAAACAGTGCAAAGAGCTTGGCAAAGAGCCAAACGCCATTGACGACTTCCTGAATGGCTACCTTGAGCATGGTTATCAGCCGACTCGCTGGGCGTGTGGAGACAATCCTTCAGGTACTCGGTACGGAATTGAAACGGCGCTGCGACAGGAGAAGATTGACCAGATTTTAGGGAGTGGTGACTGATGGAAAGTTACGATTTTGAGCAACAACTTGTCGGCTCGATGATGGTGAAGGGGGATCACATAGACTGCCGGGAGATTGCCGGTAAGTTGCCGCCAGAAGCATTCGAGAACCACCACCTGCGCAGCATGTATATCGCCATCAGCACTCTTCTGAACAAGGCCGAGCCAGTGGATATGTTCACGGTCAAGGATGCTGTACCGCCTGCCACAAAGGATTTTGTAGTCGAGGTCGCCTGCCAGTGTACGTCGGCTGCAAATATCCGTGGCTGGGCAAAGCGCGTCAGGCAGTGCTGGATGCTTCGCCGCGGTGAGGCTGAGCTAATCCGGGCCGCAGGCATTCTTGCTTCTGCCGGCACTCACGACCTGAACGACCGGATCGCCGAAGTGAGCGGGATTCTCTCAAAGCTGCAATTCGAGACTAACGACTGCTGGACGATTACATGGTTGTGCTGGAAAACCGCATGCGTGGTGAAGAGTCCGGGCTGTATCTGAGAACCGGTATTCAGCCGATGGATGATGCTTACGGAGGATTCGACCGTACAGACCTGATCATCATTGCCGGCCGTCCTGGCATGGGTAAGACGGAACTGGCGATCAACATCGCTAACTCCATCGGCCGGCAGAAGGGGAAGGGTCTGTTTGTCTCGATGGAAATGTCAGATATGCAGGTCGTGGAGCGTCATATTGCTGACCGGGCAGGTTTATCAGTCAGCACTCT